TTCTAAAAGGTTGTTAATTGTTTTTTCTAAGACGTCAAATGATTTCATAGTATTTATTTTGATGGATCGTAAGCCCAATTTTTAAGTGATATATCTCTTTTAGAAGGACAGCCTTCTGATGCTGGTTCACCTTGTTCTGCTCCTCTCATTCTGCTCACAAAGCTTATAGTTCTGTTTGCATCTTCCGCATCCTTAGTAGTCCAATCTTCTTTCTTCTTAGACAATAGTCTTAGGTTTCTAGTGATAGGACTTCTATCAAGTGATGCTTTCTTTGAGCATTCTGTATTTGACCAGGCTTCCAATTCTGAGTAGCTCATGTTAACGGTAGCCTTGTACTTTGTAAATACTTTGTCTACTTGCTCGTTCTTACTCAAAAAAAAACCTTCACTTTTTACAGGTGGCAAATTATAGTCGCTTTGTTGTTGTGCATCTCTAGGGTCTTGTAACATAGTCAACTCATCTATAGGCAAGTAACCTGCTGGGATAAATATCTCATCCATTTCAGTTCCTTCCATAGTATCGTAACGCATAGCTGCTCTCTTCTCGTTTGGAGTAATCCACCAAGATTGAGAAAGGATAGCACTAAGCTCTTTCATGTCCTCTTGTAATTCAGGGAATACTGTCAAATCAAAATCAATATAGTAACCTTGACCAATCTCGGTTGAGAAGAATCTATTGAACGCATCACGAAGAGCTACTAACTCAGGAAGGACTACTTGAGTCAACATTTCCTTCTTAGCTTCCTTCATGTTGTTATAAGTCTTGTTATCAGGATCGTTAAACAACGCAGAGTTCACCCCATAAACATTACAAAGTTCTCTAAGAGTTACTTTCTCTGATTCTAACAACTGCAAGTCAATAGGACTTAAACCCATGTTAATCCAATTCAACTTTGCACCTGCAATCAAAATCTTACCAGCATTCTTTAAAATACCAGCTTGAGTTTTTGTTCCGTACTGATTGTAGAAATCTTCTTTAAGCTTACCTGCTGCCTCTGGTCCGAAATCATTTGATTCATCAGCAGACAAGATACCTTTAGGTCCTTGATTCTGTAACATACCTACCGATGTATCTTTTGCATCGTTAGAACGCTGAACAGTTCTATATGCCGCTTGTAAAGGACTCAAGCCATAAAGCTGTTGTCCGTTAGTGTCAAAGTAAGGGTTGAAGTATTTTAGATGGATTACGTCTTTCGCATCTAATTGATCCCATCCAACTAGCGTAAAAGAATAACCTTCAACCCCATTTATTGTACCATCAGAAATAATGGCAACGTATTGAGATGGGAGTGTAACAAGTTCAGCAACCTTACCAGACTCTAGTCTATTCGCCCAGATATAAGTGTTACCAGTAATTAGTTTATAACCTACAGCACTCTCGATAAATTCAGAGAATGATTGATATTCATTTGGTTTTTCTAGCAAATCGTTTAAAGGTGAATCAGCAATCTCAGCAACTGCTTTTACACGAACTAACTCAGCTTTAGCAATATCTGTAGTAGATGTTGCATTACTTAGCATTGACTTGTATCTTGCTAATTCTTTTTTGTTCTTTACTTGATAAACATAGAAAGGAACAGTAGAAATAGTTTTAGAGATACGTTTGATGATAGCATATACCTCACTATTGTTTTTATAGTCAAGTACAAATTTTTGCTGGTCTAATTCTGGATAAAGTGTTCTTCCGCCAATCAATCCACCGAAATCAGTAAAAGGATTGTTAAAAGTCACCTTTGGAGCTGCCTTCTGTTGAAAAGGGTTAGCTGCCTTTAGTATGTCCGTTAAATTCACGCTATATATTATTTTTACAAAAGTAACAAATTTTTATGCTATACAACCCACCCTCTTTTAGGTTTCGCATATTTTGTGTATATGGCATACCTCATAGAGTCCATTAAGTGATCTCGAAACTTCACAGGTTCATCAAGTGTGTTGCCATCTGTATCGGTCTTCCACTTGTAGTTTTTAATCTCATCAAGCAAATCTAAGGACTCTGACTTGATATGCAAAGGAAAAGATTTTACTTTGTTGATTCCTGCATAAACATCCTTATTCACCTCCGAGATGGTTTTCGGTTCAGCAGGGTCGGCATATATCTCAGAGTTCCTATCTAAGCCTAGTGACCTCATCCTGTCGATTAGTAAAGCAGTTGACATTTTGGTATCGTAGATTAATTGGTCGACAAATAACTCGCCATCAAAATTCTTAACCCTAACAAGGGCTGTTTGGTTGTTAAAGCCAAAGTCAAGTCCGTAAAACACATCTCCGCCATCAGGGAAGTTCCTTCTACGCTTCCAATGCGTATAAATGGTCGCTTGGGATATTGCTCTCTCTCCTAAGCCATAAACTCTCCAATATTCATGGTCGGCTGTTTTAAGCCTCTCAATCTCATCTACGATTGATTTTTCAAGAAATGGGTTGTCTAGGTAGGTAGTGATGGTAAAGTCAGCATCTTCTCTAGGAACGACCTTATCATAAATCCAGGAGTAGTAATCAGAAGGGTTATAGTCAATTACAATCTTTTCTGTGGTTCTTAAAGCTAACTGCATCCAAGATTCATAGTTTACCTCGTTAGCCTCGTTTATAAACAAGTAGTTTCTTTTACGACCTCTTATTTTTTGTGGTTGATCGGTAGAGACGAACTCTACGACATTGCCTCCTAAGAAGTAAAGATTTTCTGATTTGTTGTGCTTTTCTTCTGAGTATAATCCATATTTCGATAGTATTTCGATAAAGTCTCTCATCACTGAGCCTTTTATGGATGGCAACGAGGATCTGCAAATGGTTAGGGTTTTCCCCTTCTCTTGTAATAATTTCACGATAAACCAAGTCAATACATTGTAAGTTTTGCCAGACCTTGTTCCGCCTTGCATAACTGATATTTTTTTTTGGCTGTTTTGCAGGATTTCGAAGACGATGTTTGTGGTTACATTCATAAGACATAGGAAAAAAAATTAAAAAATTGGTTGTGTGTTTTCCATTAGAAAACTTTTGGTTTTATACAAGGGTAGACCCCCTTTGCTATTTTAAGCCCCATTTAAGCCTTTCAATCCCAAAATGGATACATAGTACTACACATAGGGTTAAAAGCCGTAGAATCGCCTTAAAATGCGAAATAGAGGCATTGTAGCTACTCCTCATACTCACCATCTTCATTAATATCCAATAATTCGCCTTTATCATGGTTGTAAAGTGGGATTTCATCACTTTCTCCTGCCTTGTAAGCAGGTACGACCATTCCTGGCTCAGTCTGCGTATCAAAGTTGATTATCTCACCTTGAGGTAACGCTTTGTGCTCATCTCCGTCTACTTGTTTCATAATATCTCCAATTTGATTCGGTTTAACTACGTTGACTGTAATTTGCTTAACCACATCTCCTTCATGAGCAACCTCAGTCTTCTCGATATACCCTCTTCTCTTGCCTCTAGTCTTTAACAAGAACATGGTCGCTAACGTATCACCTCTAGCAATCCTCTCCATTAGCTTTTGTTCACCAAAGTCAAGCATTATCTCCTCAGGCTCGATTTCAGCTAATCTCTTAGCAAACTCAGGGTCATCCTTCAGCCAAGTCTTATACTGCGTTCTACCGACTCCAGAAGCCTCACATGATATGGTGATATTGCCAAAGTTCTCCTTGTAGGCTATGATAAAAGCCTCTTTAGCTATTTCTTTGAATTGTGCGTTCATATTATCTATTCTTTGTTGGTGTGCGTATTGAAATAATAGTAGCTACCTTCTTTTCTAGGTTCTCATGACCAACCCATTTGCCACAGTTAGTACATTCAAACTGAGTTTCCTTTACTTGACTAAACCACACGTATCCTTCGGTAACTGTACCGCATTTACACGTGTAATCCTTTTTACCATAAGTATCTTTCATCTCAAATGTTTAAAAATGTTAAAATCATTGTTTTATATCAGAATTTTGGGGGGCACAAGGCAGGTATGCTATCCTTCACGCTAAAAAATAGGGTAGGGGGTGGAGTGGGGGAGGGCTTCAGTGGTGGAACATTGAAATAGGTACTTTGTCCCCTCCTATTTAACATAATATATATTATATGCTGTTTGCTCTCTCCTATTTGGTGGATCATTTTGTGGCTGTTTAGGCTGCTAAGTTAGTACGAATTATTTAATGATTGGAAAGGCACTCAAACGCAAAAGCTAAAACCAGGTGACTGTATTGTATTAATATATAAACCACTAATTAAATTATAAAGTACTTAAGTAGTTAATTACTTACTATATTAATATAGTATATTAAATTGAATATTAAATTAGTTATTTAACAATTGATACTAATATCTTTAGTAATTAAATATAAACGTTAACAAAGTTTTAACAAATAAACTTTATTTATTTACAATTGTTTTAA